GCGGTTGGTATATATACTTCACATAACCCTGTGAAGGATGAAAGCCCCCTAAACCCGGGGGGGCATGACATCTTGACGGAAATTAAACCGGGAAAGATTAGAGTCTAGGGGTATGTTTTACAATCGTTCTAAGGCGAAAAACCATTTCTGGCAGTGTGATCTCCTATTGGGAGACCAAACTAGGGCAAGACACGAAACCAGATAATTGAAAATCATCTGCTACTTGTCTATAATACTGATTACCATTAGCAGTAGCAGTATTGACATTCAACACCATGTTATTAGCAGTTGGTGCAGCGTAGTCTTTAAGTAGAGTTAACGAACCTACGAATTCGTCGACGTTAAGTCTGGTATAAGTATGGTGATATGGAGGTGTCTGTACTTCTACAGCTCCTCTAAAAACAGAATTTTGTATCACCAATAAACCCCATCTATCGTTAGCAATGGGGGTAATGGATTCAACTATTCCAGCTGAGGTGCCAGAGGTTTTGAAACCTATAGATGCTCTAGTAAATTCTTGGGAATTAGTTGAAGTGGGGCTATTATTAAAAACACGGTACCTAACAGCACCTCTTGACATAGCAAAACAAGAAGTGATATAACTATAAAGGTCGGACCTATAAGGAGAGTCTGAGTTAGTAGCAATAATTTTGGCAGCGGTGTATATGGCGAAAGGGCTGATAACAGCCGATGCTGCAGTAGTACCTTGTGTTATAGGTAAAATCTGATTATTGTGTTTGAGCATAGATAAGAGAGACATAACTTTCTCACCTTGACAATGTCTAGCATTAATGCAATTGTCATCATTTAGTCTACTATTACCAACAGTACCTGAAGTGATTTCATTTTCGCTTTGAATAAAACTAACATTCGATTGAGGAGCTGAAGGAGAATAAACAGATAATGTATTAGGACGAGGAAAAGCAAATTCTACGTCTGGAGCACCACATATCTCAACTAAAACATTAACAACCGACGATACGGAAGCTGGAGCTATTAAGGGATTGATACATTGAACAGTGAGGACACCAAAAGGTTCATTAGTAGTTCCAATTCTTCTATAATTAGCTATCGAAGTGTATGGTACATGAAAAGTGAACTCACATCCATCACGCAAGTCAACTATTTCTCTATGACAATAATAAGATTGTGCAGTTGAAACGGTTGTAGCTCCACAGTCTAACTCTCGTGGGGTAAAAAATATAGCATAACGTCCCGAATGAAATTCAGTGGAAACAAATTTAAAGCGATAAATAAGACCGCCTCTTGCATAACTAAACATCTGAGCTAAATATGAAACTGGAACATGATTAAATACAGTTCTGGGTGAATCAGTGATGGTTAAATAATTGGTATATTGAACATCTAATGTTGCTACATTAGCTTGAGCAACATCAGAAGTGGAAATATTAAATGTTTTGGCAAAAGCAGGGATAGTTTTAATAAAATCTATAGATGTCTCATCGATATCAGTGCCTCCGACACCAGGTAATATTTCCAATCTATTTCTGCCAAAAAGAGATAGAGGCATGGATTGATCAGGCATATCACAATTATTAGCATAAGGAACAATAGTTTGTACAGCACGCGTAACTTCAGAAAGGTCTAAGGGACTAGACCATCCAAAGATACTGGCAACTCCAGAGGCTATATCAGCAAACCAAGCTACAGGTGCAGCAATAGCGGACAACATGGGTATTTGAGCTACCAAATCCGCAGCTTTGGATATATTAGATAACGTAGATGATATAGGTCCTAAATTAGCACTAGCTTGTTCTTTAGATTCAACATCTGACACAGTGGATTGACCAACACGAGCAGCAGAGCTCTTAAAATTAACTTTAGCTTGTGGCTGGGTTGGAGCTTGTAATTGAACATCTTCAAAATGTGCATAAATACTGTATGTTGCAGTTGTAGATCCTGTAGGAGCTACAAGAGGTGAATAAGAACATAGTAACAATTGACCAGGACTGGTATAATTGTTGATAAAAGTACCTTTAACAGCCATATGACTATAAGCACTCATCCAAGGAATCTCTAGGACAGCTTCTGTGTCTCTATTAAGATCGAATTCAACTTTCGGGAGTTGTGTTCTCTGGACTAAACTAGCAACATGAGCGTTGAACCAAGCTACACTTTGAGGGGTAGCTATATTACTACCAGCTGTGTTAAAGAAAGCTAAAAAATATCTACCTTGCTGAAACCTATTAGCATTGATAACGATTCTGACAACTAGCTTAGCTCTGAAAGCTAGATGACCAGTTATTTTAGCCTGATACATGGGATCTTGAATCATATTGATAAATACATTATTATTAACAAGAATGTTAGTGGCATCAGTAACTGAGAAGGAACCATTAACTAAGTTAACAGGCTTTCGTAAAAACTCTACTATATCTTGTCTTGAGTATATTTCATTATTAGCATTAAACATTGAACCAATGTCTGAAGGTGAGGCTATAGTAGCAACATTGACATTAGCTCCATCATTAACAAAATTTGTGGTGGAACCAACTTGTTTAACGTTGTCGTCCACGGCTTGTGTTGAATCAACTATGGCGGGAGATATATTGGATTGTGGGTATATTCTAGAAAAGGGGGTGACTTTTGAAAGAGAGTCATCTCTAAAGGTATTAGTAATTAGATTAGTGTCGCCATATGGGGGTATAATCAGACCTCCACGGCCTAAGTCTTATTTTATCTGTCAGTGCCAGGATTGCTGGCGCGATAGGACTGATAGTAATGCTAAATAGCAATTCGCAATTTGTTTAACTTTCCTCATTTCATAATCATTACAATAAGACATGTGATTTTGATTTGAGTAGATTTGGGAAAAACAATCCGTAAAAACGGCGTATCAATAGGGTATAAGGTTTGTAAGTTTAATGACTTTACTGGTCGGGTATATTATGTAACTAATAATGTGATTCTGAATTAGCAGTTACTAAAAGATTCATTCTATAAGATGTAGAACGAGGTAATTTAATCTTTTCTAATTCACAGGCAGCGGATATTTTCTTGGTAAAAACATCAAATATCTCGGGTTTATGTAAACTAAGTTCTCTATAAGCTGTTTCTACATTAGTTACAACAATAGAATTCATTTCTTTTCCCTTAGTAGTCCAATTCAACATTTCTGTTATTGAGACTAAAGAGAGAGGAGCTACGTATCTAAATAAAATTGGTGAAAAACTAAAAGATCTCTTTAAAAATGTGATCTCATGTATGTTCTTCATTCTACCTATCTTAGTTTTCTTGTCATCTGAGGTATATTTCATGCCTATAAGAGCCATATCTTTCTCTATGGTAAGCATATTAAAAATGTCAAGTTTTTCTCGGGCAACACTAAAAGCATTGTCATCACCCAAGACGATAAGGTAAACAAATTTAATAAAATCGGGTAAACAAGTGAAATCGTACTCATGAGACACAAGCCAGCAAAATCTAAAACAAAAATGATTATAAAGATTGTTAACTATGGTAGTGAGAGGATGACCACTAGGTAAGGAAGAAGTCCATTCATAAACAAGATTTCCATTAACATGTTTAGAATTCATAAGTTCAAGCCAAAGGACGAATCTGGCCTTAGTATAAGCATCATTCTTATAGTATTTTTGTATTATGTGAAGAATGGCTAAATGTATTTGTGATATTTCAGAGCCATCGAAAGTAGCATAATCACCAGCTCCAATATTGGGTATATCTGTTCCATAACGAAGTAGTTCTTTAACCATTAAATCCC